CTAGCCAAAAAGAGCCTGAACAAAAAGCGACTTCAGAAGCCGAGCCAGCGAAATCTACACGGCCAAAAACACTTAGCAATGAAAACACTGCTAAGAAAACAGAACCGTCCAGCGGCGTCCTAGAGAGTAAAGAAAAGTCTCTAGAGCGGGTCGCTCAATTAATTCGCTGGGAGTAATCCCACACAGCTTTTTGGAGTTAAACGATGGCTAGTCCACTCGACGTAGGAACCGTTACCGAGGCGCTAAAGGAGCACTACAAGCCCCTTCGCGTCCAGAACATGGTTTACAAAGACAACCCGCTTCTCGCTATGATGCCGAAATACACCAAGTTCGGTGGCGAGAATATGCCGATTCCTCTGCTCTATGCGAACCCGCAACGACGTAGTGCGACGTTTGCGAATGGTCAGGCAAATGATTCAACCTCTGCGTTGAAGCAATTTGTGCTGACACGGGCAAAAGACTATTCTTTCGCCTCGATTACTGGCGAGTCCATCAAGGCTACTGAGCGAGACAGCGATGCTTTCTTGCGCTACGCTACAATGGAAATCGACGGTGCGCTGAACTCGTTAACTCGCTCTCTTGCGATTGCGATGTATCGAGACGGCGGCGGTGCCCGTGGTCAAATTAGCGCTGAACCCAGCACTGGGGCCAACATGGAGCTTACGCTGAAAAACCCGGAAGACATCACCAACTTTGAGGTTGGGATGATCGTCCAGGTATGGGAAGGCGCAACCAGCGGGTCGCAGCGAACCAGAGATGGCTCAAACGGCGATTTTACGATTGATGCCATTGACCGAGATGCCGGAACCCTGACTTTTACAGGTGAGGCGTATGATTCCTCGGGAACAATTGAGGCATCAAACGCGGCTACCGATGAAGTTATCATAGCAAAAGGCGACCGTGGCGCAATGCTTACAGGGCTTGACGGCTGGGTTCCATCTGCGGCGGTTGTCACTGCCGGGATTCCCGACCTTTTTAGCGTGGTGCGAACCACTGACGTAACTCGCCTGGGCGGAAACCGCTTTGATGGCTCGGCTCTTCCAATCGAGGAAGCGCTTATCGGTGGCGCAGCCCGCGTGGCGCGTGAGGGTGGAAGCCCTGATGTTTGCCTAGTGGACTTTGCTACTTTCTCAAACCTTGAGAAGGCTCTCGGCTCTAAGGTCGTTTACGACGAAGCCAAGGCCCGTGACGTAGATATTGGCTTTGCGGCCATCTCACTTCGCGGCCCACGAGGAACCATCAAGGTTGTTCCTGACCAAAACTGTCAGCCCGATGTCGCCTGGATGCTCCAGCTCGACACTTGGAGCCTGAACACTCTTGGTGAGGCACCGATGTTTTTGGACCTCGATAATAATCGGATGCTCCGCGAAAGTGCAGCAGACGCTTACGAGGTACGTTTGGGTTACTACGGCAACGTCGCTTGCAATGCGCCGGGATACAACTGCCGCGTAGCACTATAATTCAGGCTCAGGAAGGAGATTGAGTTATGGCGAATCGTGATTTTAAGGATGTGCAGGCGCTTGAGCGTGAGTTGAAGCTCATTTGCGGGCGAGTCACCACTGACGGTAGCGGCGTTGCAACTGTTGCTGATGGTATCGGCTTTACAGCGACAAAGGCAGGGAACGGGGACTATTGGATTTATCTTGATGATAAATATACCAGTCTCATGTACGCAAATGCGACTATCACCGCATCTGCCCCGGATGAGTGCTTTGCCTATGTTGTTTCACATGACGTAAGCGGAGCCACGCCATCGGTGCGGTTTAAGTTTACTGATGATGATGGTAACGCGCAGGCATTTGCAGATGGGGATGAGTTTTCATTCTTGATCGTGCTCAAAAACAGCAGCGTAACCTAAGGAGCCTAAAATGCCCGATCCAGGAAACCTGGCGGTCATGATCCTCGATAAAGCCAAGGAGTCATCCGAAGGCAAAGAAGAGGGTGAAGGCTACGCAAAGATGGCCAAGAAGGAAGCAGGTGATGCTTTCCTCAAGGCTATCGCAGATGGCGACGGAGAGATGGTGGCGCAAGCGCTACAGGATCTTCACGACATTAGCATGAATTAATTGGACGGGGGCGAAAGCCCCCGGTCCTTCATTGGGGGGCTGGATGCCGAATAACACGACCACCCTCGCCCAGCTCATCACCCGTGTAAGACAACGGGCCGATATGGTGGGGTCCGCCTTCGTCTCAGATGCCGAGATTATTGACTACGTCAACGTGGGCATGGCGGAGATTCACGATCTACTCGTGGATAAGTACGAAGACTACTACGTCTCGACAACGACCTATACTCTCCCAGGGGGTAACCCAGGAACGCTACCAGCGACGTTCTATAAGGCCCTGGGCGTCGATTTCGAGGCGGGCGGAGTCACATACCGGATGAGGCGCTACACCTTTCAGGAGCGAAATATGTACAATTCGCCCTCTGTCGCGGCAGCCCGGATTGCAGACACCCGATACAGCATTCAGGGCAATCAGATTAAGTTCATCCCCTCCCCGACAACATCGGGGACGGCGCGACTTCATTTTGTGCCCGAGGCCCAGAGGTTCTCGACAAGCGAGTCCGAGTACATGGACAAGACGGTGGTTAACAAGGCCCCCGCTATAGCCAATGGCTACGAGGAATACGTGGTGGTCGATGCGGCCATCAAGTGTCTGATGAAGGAAGAGTCTGACATACAGACGCACATGATCTACAAAGAGCAGCTTCGAAAGCGGCTTGAGTCTGCGGCGGGCAACCGAGACGCTGGCGAGCACAGTAGAATCAGCGACGTCAACACAGGTGTCTACCTCGAAGACTACATCAACTATCGGGGCTTCTGATGGTCGAGTTCGAAAGATATAGAAGCGACAACTACGAACTTAACCGGGTCCAAGACAAGGTTGAGGATTTTGCGCGGGGTGTACAGCTCGGCGGCATCATCAATGGGCGCCTGGTTGAGAATGTGGAACTCGCCGCCAGCCAGACCACCATGGTCTACCACGGCCTGGGGCGCAGATATAAGGGCTACATCGTCGTCTCGATTAACGAGAAGGTTGTTGTTTTTGTGGTCGATGCCGACAACCTCTCTCCTGAGAAATACATTCCTTTGACGGTTATAGGCTACCCGGCGACAGTCAGTCTGTGGGTGTTCTGATGCCGTTAGAGAAGAAGACACTCTCATTTCCTCTCGCTAAAGGCATGGACGAGAAGCCATCGGCCCCATCCCTTGGTGTCGATTCGCTACAGGCCGCAGACAACGTGCGCTTCGAGAAGACTGGCCAGGTCAGGAAGCGTGGCGGGTTTGTTTTGACAGACAGCACTCAAGCAGCAACCGGGGGGACAACCGTCTCAAAGGGGGCGGCCATCGCCCAATACAAAGATGAGACTCTGCTTCTTGATGGCTCAAGCCTATATTCAAAGGTTTCTTCTCCGGCAAACTACCTCATAGACAAAGGCACTTACGTGCCAATGACAATCCACAATGATGCCAAGCACAGGCAGGTTGCTCGAAGGCAGGGGAATGCGCAAATAACAGAGGCCAATGGATTTCGGTTTTATGTCTGGGAGGAGTATACTTTTGACGAAGGCATCTACCAGGTTAGATACGACATCGAAAACATAGAGACCGGGGTCTTCATTAAGAGCGATGTCGATATTGCATTTGCAAGTATAACAACCACTGGGACAAACAGGCTCTATAAGATACATCGCCCTCAGTGCATTGCGATAGGAAACCGGATCTTCGTCTTCTGGCTGGATATTGCCAACAGTAAGATAAAATACGGCTCGGTGGACTGCTCGTCTGTTGCCAATGCTTATCTGGGGGTCCAAAACACAGCCACCCTTCAGGACCATCTTAGCAGCCCCGCCGACATAACCCTTGATAGCACTTACCCTGTTTTTTCTATCGATCACGCATCAACCACAACGCACTCAAGCGCTGGTATTCTTGCCTACTACGCAGGGTCAAACACATACACTGTTAGATATGTAACGGCTGATGGGGTTCTCGCAAAAGGTGTCGAAAAAGTAGACATCACAACTGGGGGCGCGACCGCATCGTTCAGCGATTACGCCAAGGGGGCTACACCTCTTCCGTCAGACATCTTTATCAAGTGTCTTGATGGAAGCGCTGCCGAGACCTACGCGTCGTTTGTCTTCGGGCACAACTATGCAAGCGGTGGAAACACGTATGTCGGGCTCATTGTTATTAGCGACAACCTAGGGGCAGTTCTTAGCGACGGCGACAACACGCTATCTAACGGGTCTTCTACAGGGTCGCTGTTTATCCTGAATGGCACAGCGGGGATGGTGACAACATCTGCGACCGACATCTACGTTCCGGTCACTGTCTTTGATGGGTCAAAAACAGGCACGAGCGGAAAGATTGTTCCAGAGCATTTTGTTCGTACGTATAAAATGGCTTTATCGAATCGAAATATGAGCGGTCTCAGCTTGTACACCCTGTCAAGGTATAAAAACCTTGTCGCGTTTAACTCAACCGTTACCTCTGACATGTTTCGATACAATTCGGAACTGTATTATACGGTATCAACCGTAAACGACAATGCGATGCGGAAAGACACGGAGAAGGACTTTAAGCTGGTCCGTGGACTATCTAACTCGATGATTGTTTTGAATCGAAGCTCCGAGCCCATAGGCGCAACAAAGATGGGGCAATGCGCGACATGCGTTACCTCTGAGATCCTAACAATGGACCCAGAGGAGTTTGCTCTAGTTGATGCAACTGCCAGCCTAACAACGCAGAAGAACAGGCGCCTGTGGACTGGCACGCAGAGAGTAATAGCTAAAGATTCCAGTACACGGTTTTTGTTTGGAGCATCACGCTTTTTTGGTTTTGTTGGCTACAACGCGGGGGCCAGCGGAGACCACTCAGACGACCAAGACACCATTTTTGGAACCAGTCTCGTTACGTGTGACTTTGCCCCAGCCAGAACCATGGCGTCAGTAGATGCAGATGGTACCTGGTTGGGTACGGGCGGGTTTCTACACGGCTATGATGGCCAGAAGATATTTGAAAACGACTTTCTCCTGAACCCGTCAATTCGGCAACTTCAGCAAAGCGGTGCCTCCGCAAGTGCATATGTCGCAGGCGGGACGGTAAGGGGGTTCCCGAACGGGAAGACCCTTAAGTACAGCGTTGTGTATGAGTGGGGAGACGCGAACGGAAACATATACCGATCTGCCCCAGCCCCGTTCAATGAAATAACAATTGCCACCGGAGGGGTAAAGACGCTCGGGTCTGTGACAGGGGGCAGCGGTTACGTCAACGGGACATACGATGTCACAATGGGGGGCGGGGATGGGACGGGGGCAGTTTTTAACATAACCGTCTCGGGTGGCGCAGTGGCTTCTGTCAACAGCATCACATCACAAGGGTCAGGGTACACAAACGGCAACACGCTCACCTTCCCTGCTGGGACCAGTGGCTCGGTTGGCGTCACCGTTGTTTACAACACAAACAGGGTGCTTGTAGACTTTTACCCGCTAAGCCTGAGTTTCACGCGCAAGAATGATGTTCGCGTAAAAATTTACAGAACCGAAGACGATGGCGCCCAGTTCTATGAGGTTGGTTCAATTGAACCAAGCGCCACGGCGGAAGCGCACGATCAGTTTATAGACATGCCGTCCGATTATGTGAATGCCGTTAACCATGACGTAATATACACGGTAGACGGCGAAGTAGAATCAGGGTGTTTTGGTTCATGTACCGATCTTGTAAGACACCAGAACAAGGTGTTCGCCGCAGGCATTGACGACAACGTGTACATGTCCGTGCCGTTGACCGATGGTTCCGCTGTTCGCTTCCCGGCGTCCTATACTGAGTTCCAGCTCAACTTCCCTGGAGACTCGGCAAAACTAACGGCAATTGAAAGCAACCTCGATCACTTGGTCATCTTCACCGAGAACAACGGGTTCTTCGTTTCAGGGAGAGGCCCGGACAGACTAGGTTCTGGGGCCTTTTCGCCGCCAAGGCTGTTCGCCTCGGGCCAAGGGGCGAAGGCAGGTGCCGCCCATGCGGACTCGCCCGTTGGCGCATTTATTCAGTCAGACCGAGGCATCTACGTCATTGGCCGAGACATGAGCGTGAAGTACCTCGGCGCCCAGGTAGAAGACAAGACGTCCAGGCTAGCCGTCAACATGTTGAGGCATGACGAAACAAACGAAGTTCGCATTATGCTATCCAACAAAGGGACAGCGTCTGGCTCTGACGAGTACCTGGTCTACAACTACTACTTCGGGCAGTGGAGTAGATACACGGTCGCATACACGTCATCCGCATGGCAAGTTGGCGAAGTCTATGACGGAACAACCTTCCAGAGACTTACCGCAGACGGCAAGCAGTGGGCGCAGTCTACGGCAGTCTTTCAGGACAATAGCGCGAACTACGACATGGTGATTGATACGGGCTTTGTCTCTCCGACAGGCATTCTTCGCAAAGACAGAATCTACCGGTTCATGTATCTGGGCGAGTACAAGGGCGCGCATACGGCTCAGGCAAATGTTTACGTGGACT